CATTTTTGATTCAGCACCTAGTTATGCCATGTGGAGCAGAGCCGGCAACTTGTTCCGTGAAGCAGTGGCCAAACCACAACTGATCACACTACGTGATCGTTGGAACGCAATCACACACGAAGGACCAAAGACCTGTGGATGCGTAGAAGGATTGTATCACAATGTGTTGCTGCCCAACGGAGATGTGAGTCTGTGCTGTATGGATTATGGCCTAGATCATATCATTGGAAACTTGCATGAACAGTCATATGAAGATGTGATTCCTCGAGATCAAACTTGCTTCACGCTGTGCAACTCTTGTGAAAATGCTACAGATCCTAAAGAAAAAGTCATAAACTTTGTAAAATAACATGAAATATCTACATCAGTATATTGAAAACTCTGAAGATCCTACTATCAACTTCTTGCTAGGTCAAGAATATGAAAACATAGGACAGACCGGTGCAGCAGTGAGTTTTTATCTACGCACCGCAGAACGCAGCACCACTGATCAACAACAATACGAAGCACTCATGCGATGCTGTATCTGTTTGGAAAAACAAAAAACTCGAGACGACACTGAAAAAGGACTGCTGCTCAAAGCCATTGCATTGCTTTCAGATCGTCCTGAAGCATATTTCTTGTTGAGTAGATTATACGAAAAACGAAAAGAATGGCAGGAGAGTTATACCACAGCAGTGTTGGGATTGACCTATGGTAACTTTGATCTCACTCCGGTGATCACTGATCAGTATCCGGGCTATTGTGGATTGTTGTTCCAAAAAGGTGTAGCGAGCTGGCATGTGGGCCTTACTGAGCAAAGCAGACAGATCATGGTACATCTGAAAGACAACTTTGCCATGCATCAGATTTATATAGATGCTATCAATCACAACTTAAAGATCTGTGGTTTTCCTAAGTCCCCATGGGTAGAAACAAAGTCAGCACCTGCTGTGCATATTTCTCGAACCAGTTCTACTTTGATTAACTCACAACCCAGACCAGGTGTATGGATTGTAGATAACTTTTATCAAAACCCTGATGCTATCAGGAAGATGGCATTGGAACAAGAATACGATCAAGGTGGCATTGGAAAGTATTACATAGGCAATCGCACTCGACAACAGTTCTTGTTTCCTGGGTTGAAAGAAGAATTTGAATACATCATGAATCGCCGGATTGAGAAGTGGGAAGAACACGGAATGAATGGTAGATTCCAAGTATGCAAAGAAGGTGAACCCCTGGTGTATCACTGCGATCCACAACGGTGGGCAGGCATGCTGTATCTAACACCCGACGCACCTTATCAAACAGGCACATCTACCCATGCATTAAAAGGCACAGATGTGCGTCATCTTAGTCATCCGGACATAACAAAATGTTTCAGACCCGGCAGCCAGAACCTAGATAGAACTATATTTGAGCCAGTTGACAACTTTGGCAATGTATACAATCGGTTGATTATCTTCAATGCCGGATACTTGCATTCAGCCACAGACTACTTTGGATACAACAACGAAAACTGCCGATTGTGGCAGATGTTCTTCTTTGATTAGACGCAGGTAATTTCTAAACTTGTGATTTTCTTTTGGATAGCATCTAGGTTCACAGTGTTCCACAGTCCAGGATGCAATGGTCTGGGCCACCGCCCACTCTTTATCCAAGCATAACCCACATGTTCATAGTTGAGTTCAGGAATAAACTCATGATCCACTCTGCACCAGAATGTATGATATTCAAACCCACCATCAGACGATGTGAATTTTTCAATAGGTATCAGCTGCTGGTAATCGGGCATGCTGCCCAATTCTTCTGCACATTCACGTTCCACTGCTGAAATCAGTGTTTCAGTAGGCTCTACTTTGCCACCAGCAAGCCCCCAAGTGTCTGGATATTTTGAATCATTACGCAGTAGATACAGATAGCAGCGGGTTCTCACGCAGTAGAAACAAACCCCTACTGCTTTTACAATACCAGATTCCATGAGCCTCCGGTATACAACCCATCAATGCTTTTGACCCATTTAGTTCCATCCCAGAAGTATTGGATACCAGTGGTTAAATTTGTCACATATTGCGGACCTGCGGTACCTTGGCTTTGAAACGCCACTACCCACCTTGTTCCATCAAATTCAATAATATCATTAGCATTGGCAATCAATGGTTGTCCAATAGCGCCAACCCAGGCTATAGGATTGCTTGGATTGGCAGCATTACCGGTGCCTTCATTCAGCAAATATCGTTGTCCAGTTAGACTGCTATCTAACCCATCCCCTGGCCCAGCAGTCAACGGGTTAACCACAGCATCCACAGGACTTAAAGTATTTTGTGGTGCGGTGTCTGGATCAATATTGATAATCAACAATCGATCATCAGCAGGATTCACAGCAACTGTGCCTATTATACTTGAATCAGGTGCCCAGGGATTATCCAAAGTGATGTAGCTGATTCCTGGGCGTAACACACCGTACGCACCAATCACAGTGGGCCAAGTTATTTGAGGATTTTCTACTATAGGAAAAGTAAATGTATCCAAACTGATACGGTCTGGATTCACTGGTTGTGCAGGTTGTAACACTTGTAGCTGTCCATCCAACAACAACACTTGATATCCCCAGGGAGTGACTTTGACTCTAGTACCCAACAACAAATCATTGTCGGTAAGAGCGTTCACGGCATCACCTTGTGCATCAAATATGCTGGCAATCACACGTTCTACCACACCCAATTTCTTGATCTTGGCCGGACTACTGATCCAGATGGGCAAGCTAAAAGTCATGGTCATGATGTCAATGGGATTTTCAGTACCCTGAGGAATACTTCTGCTGCTCCACCGCACATTGTCAAGATTACACACAGTGAGACTGGTCCAATCAATGTAGTTGTCTGTAGCTTGTATCTCTAGCGCAGGATTAAACAGCGTAGCAATCTGTTCAAACAACTGCATTTTTTGATTGGTATTTGATGTCCAAATATCCAAGTCTATGGTCAGCTTGTAAGGCACAGGCATGAGTCTTTCAATTTGAAATGCATTGCCTTGTGTGGTTTCGTAGCTTTCTGTACCTGCGTCATATGTGCGTTGACGTACCATCATCTTGTTCACATGGTACGGCTCTTGCATGCGTTCTCGGTCATAGGTCAGTCCAGTGATGTGAAATGTCATCATTGGTGTGGCGTTTAGACTGTTGGCTGAGTTTTGATTCAAGATGGTCTGTGCTTGTCTGCTGGCATCACCATATCGTATGGGTACACGGATTAAATCACTTGTGCCTTGTTCGTTGCGTCCGTATTCGACTTCAAACAAGCTGAACATGCGAGTGAATTGCAGTAGATATCGACGTATCTGATCATCATTGAAAAACATCTGGGTCATAGTCTATGCTCTGGATATAATACTTCGTCAATGAACTTCTTAATCACGGCTTCCTCCACACCCATACTGATCATGCTGCGAGCCACATGTGGATTCAATTTGTTGTTGGCATTGTATCGACTTTGATTTGGCCAGTAGTCATGTTCAGACTGTGCAGTTTGGCCCACATTGTTTAGATAGTAATCCAAGTTTGATTCGGCCAGCTGGCATAAGTTTTCCAGTTCGGCTTCGTCGCTAACATTGCCAGCGGCCACAATGTTTGAACTAAAAATTTCAGACGCCCACTGTGGTAATACTCTGGGTTTGTTCCAGGTTATATCTTTCACAGTTTCAGCAAAATGTTTCATCATGAAGTGGTCGGGATCGCCGCCGTCACTGAAGTCATGAAATGCTCCTGTGATTTTGTTTGGCCCGCACACAGCATCAAATCCCCATATTGGACTAGGATCATTGTAGTGTGGAAATACTGTGCAATGTAGCACAAGAATTTTGTGACTGGCAGTTTTATCCACTATCTCAACGTGTGCTCTGCGATATTTAGGGCTGGTGTACAGTCGATTGTACCAGTCGTAGGAGTCGGCCACATCCACAATAGGTGTGCCTGTTTCTTTAAAACGTGATTCAAAGAACTCTGCTACTTTCAAGATTCGTTGCCAAAGATTAGTGGTCATATTCATTGAGTATTTGGATTGCCCAATCAAAGGCAATGTTGGCTTCTTCAGCCATGTCGTCAGACAGTTTGCTTCTCATGGTTGCAATCAACACAGGAGGATCTAAAAACTCCAAACTGCTGTGCGGACCATCCACAAGTTTTTTAATCATTTGCCCACCAAACAAATCTCCCATGTGCCATGTGTACAAGTGTGCCATGATTCTTTTGGGATCAGTTAGTGTTAGTATGTAGTTATGGTATTCTAGTACAGAAACTTTAAATTCATGAGTACCACCGTTCATTTTTTCATAATCTTGTGCAAGCAATGCTGATCTGCGTATGGGTTCAATGTCGGTCATCAAGCCTTGCTCGTCCGCAGCGGTTTCGATTGTGCTGTAGAACAATGTTTTTTGATAGGTGAAGTCTATCCAGTGACCACGTGGCAGATTTTTTGCAAACACTGCTTTCATGAACTGTGTGGTCTCTGCTTGACGATGTTTGTCTGCTGTAAGTTCTTTAAGACTCATGTTTAGCTGGACTTCTGATAAGGTTGTGTGGGTGGATACGGATTAGGTGGCAGATTACCACCTTGGTCACCGTTAGCAGCATCGGGTATCAGTGCCTCGCTCAGGCTCTGGCGGCTAGGTATGTTGCCAAGATCTGTTGTGTTCACAGTGTATGTATTGTTTACAAAGCTGGAACGTAAAGTATCATTGGTTGATCCAGGTGTGAGATTGGTTCTCACCTTGCTTTCAATCTTGATCCAACCAGATCCATTGAAACGAAACAATCGATTGGGAAAATAATCCAACCGCAATGCAAACTGCCCTGCAACGGGATTGGGCGGAAAGTTTACACCAGCGGTTACAGGCAATCCATTAGGCGCAACTCCATCACCTGTTAGATAACCTGCTGTGTAGCCATCGCCTCTGGGTGAATTACCTTGGTTGGCCACTGTGCGACTGGCATCACTGATTGTGTAGTCTGCGGTGTAGGTGGCTGATTCCGGGTTAGCAGGTGTGCCGTCAGGATTGGTAGCAACAATATAAAACTTCACAACATCAAATCCTGATGTTGGTACTTCAGCTTCGGCCTGTGCCAAGATGGCATCATTGATCTCCAAGTTTCTAGGTCTGGTACTTTGTATACTTTCCACAGTTGATGGACTAGTAACCAGGGTCCAATATTGTGTGTTGTTGATATCTGTGCCCGGAGGCACATTGCCTGTTGAAGTATAATATGTATCGCCCGACAGCACTGTGACACCACCTGGATAAAAATTGCCCGGATCCCAAATGTTGATGGGTTCAAACGGTTGTTTGGTAATCTGATCAAACTCTTGTGCGTTGACCATGGGCGTGGCTTTCACACGCCACAAGTGCGGCAACCAAGTTTGACTAAAACCCTCGCTGGCAAAAGCAGCATCTTGGATCACATACCATTTGGGTAATGCTCTGGGTATGGTGCTATCTAAGGGATTGTAATCTCGGAGATTGGGCATTTCTAACACATCACCACTCATGAGCTTGCGACCCATGGTATCTATCATGTCATTGTAATGGAATGTGATAAACACTGTGTCGTTGTTTAAAAATAATCCAAATTGGGTAAGATCAAAATCAATGTCTTGTTGTCGATATACACCACGCATGACGTAGATGTCCGGATCGTAGGTTCGATCTCGGTTTTCTAACAACAGTAAATCTTCGATAAACAGTGGGTTGGTGCTGTCGTATTTGGGCAGGGTAGCATCGTTGTTGCCGGTGTTGTCGTTGGTGAGCGGCCCCAAGTATTTGTGCAGATACATGTCGGCGCCCCCCACCTGATACATTTCGGAGATGGTTCGATCAAAAAATCGATAGTCGGCCGTCCTATTGGGCCTATAAAGTGACAATCTTGGCATAGTGTATTATTTAGTTTAAAATCGATTTGGCTTTTTTGGCTGCCTTGTTTGCGATCATTTTGGCAATAGATTCTGGGCTTTGTTTTTTGCCTAAATTTTTCTGTCGTAGATTTTCCTTTTGCTCTTCAGACAATGGATGATATACTCTTGTTTTAAGTTGTTTTTCTATTTCTTCAGGAGTTTTTTTGCGTCCATATACAGGACTTTTTTCACCAACAAACCGTCCCTCCATGGCGACAGATTTTTTCCTATTAGATTCTTCGGTATGTTTGAATCCTATCATTGATTGCCGTGCTTTTTGCTTTGACTCCTCTGACCGAGATTTTCCATAAGCAGGGTTTCCTGCGCCTCTGCGCTTTTCTTTGGCTTCTTCAGACCATTTCCACCCCTTAGATTTATGACCAGATGATCCTTCGCCGCCGTCAGTTTTATTGTGTAGTAAACCAGTTCCTAAATCTTTACGACCGTATTTTTTGATAAGTTGTTTTTCTAACTCAAATGCCTGATCTTCTAATAGATCTTTATCTACTATAGAAATGCGTGAGATGTCTTTAGGAGGTTTGATATCTTTTTTACTATATTTTTTGTAGGCACGATCACCACTGCCCTTGCCAATATAATAAGGTGTGCCGTCCTCTCTAAGATAAGTGTAAACATAGAACATGGTATAGATATTTATGTTCATACTAAAAATCTTAGGTTGACCAGAAAGTCTGCTTCAGTTATAATACTCACATGAAAGTCATAAAGTTAGACCGCAGATACAAACCGCACAAAGAAGCCGGGTACGAAGCCGGTCTGCGATTCAACGGCTACTGGGATGATCGGAACGCGATCAATGAGATTGAACGGATTTGCAAAAATCGATTGAAATACGGATTTACAGCCCTGCACTCTGATTGGCTTGGGTATTTTGGAAAACGCCGATCGGGCGAATCCACGCCCTACTACATTGTGTTCCGCAGGGAATCAGACATGACTTTTGTGCTGATGTGCGCGGACTTGACCAAAAAATCATAGTGTGCTATAATTACATCATAAACACTAGCAAAGGAACCCCATGGCAACCCTAGCAGCCAAAGCAAACATCAAAGCGTTGAACCCACGTAGTCCTGACACCAAATATGTCGGGCACGAACCTGAATGGCGTGTGCAACCTGTGAGCAATCGTGTCAGCAGCCTTAGCAATGCATTCGGATGGTACAACTACTTTTACGGAAAAAAAGATGCCAAAGACTTTATTGCAAGTTACTTGGATGCTCACGATCGTGCCCGAGATGCCAAACAAATCCGCACCCTGCCGGACAGCCAAATTCGACTTACTACAGGCTGGTTGTGTCGTATGGTCACCATGGGGCTTGAACTCAGTGAGTCTGAACAGATCAAATTAGACAATCTAATTGCAGAATTGTTGACTGCAAAACAAGAAGAAGTTGCGGAAAAAACACAAGAAGCCAAACCCACTGGCCCTACAATCCAAGATCGACTGCGAGAAAAAGCCAGCGAATGCGCTGGTGAAATTGAAGGCTTGTTTGATGACTTTGTGGCAGCGGGTGCCAAGATGTCAGCACAGTTCCAACCCATCACAATCATACGTGGACACAATGTAGCACCACAACTGATCAGCCAAATACAACAAATTTGGAAACATCATCTTGTGGAATTAGAAGCAGCAGTAGCAGGCAAAGATCCGCAGTTGGTGGAAGGTTACAGTTTTCTCACCAAGAATCAGCTCAAGCAAATGGTAAAGTTTGCTGAACAAGTGATCACTGACTGCAACAACTATGTGCAGATTAAGAAAGTTGAACGAAAGCCACGGGCCAAGAAAGCCGTGAGCCCAGAAAAAATCACAGCCAAGTTTAAGTATCTTAAAACATTTCCTGAACTCAAGCTGGTTTCAGAACCCGCTGTGAAACTGGTAGATGCCACAGAAGCGTGGCTATACGACACTGTGAAACGCAAGTTGATACATGTGGTAGGCGACGCACATCGTGGTAACTTTACTGTAAAAAGTTCAGCTGTGGTTGGATTTGACACAGGTGCAAGTTCACAGAAAACTTTGCGTAAGCCAGCAGAAACTTTAAAAGCATTGTTAGCGGCAGGCAAACCGGCCACACGTAAGATCTTCAAAGAGTTGAGCACCACAGAAACCCAATGGAACGGGCGTGGCAACGAAAATTTGATTATACTCAAGGCTTGGTAATGTGCTAAATATTGGGGACGGAGTCCCCAATGCAAGAACAACAACCAATAGACCTAACAACACTCAAAAACAATCTTTTTGAGTATGTTCGCCTGCAACTGGGCAGTCAGATCATTGATATTGAACTGGACCCAGCACACTTTGAAGCAGCATATCAAAAGACCATTGGCACTTATCGACAACGAGCCAATGCCGCATATGAAGAAAGCTATAGCTTCATGCAGTTGGTCAACCAGCAAAACATCTATACTTTGCCTCAGGAAGTACAAAGTGTACGTCAGATTTTCAAACGCACATTTGGTATAGCTTCGGGCCCAATGGGCTCAAACTTTGATCCGTTTAGTCAAGCACAGATGAACGTGTACTTGATCAACTTCAACCAGTCTGGCGGCCTGGCCACATACGATTTCTATAGTCAATATGTGGAATTGGCTGCTAGGATGTTTGGTGGATTCTTAAATTACACTTGGAATCCCGTCACAAAGAAATTGCAAATCATACGTAATCCAGCAGGTGGTGGTGAAGTAGTGTTGTTGTGGACCTACAATCTCAAACCAGAAATCCAATTGTTGGCAGATTTCCAAATACAACAATGGATTAGAGATTACACTGTGGCAGCATGTAAGATGATCATTGGCGAAGCAAGAGAGAAATTCGGCACCATTGCTGGACCCAATGGTGGTGGTACATTAAATGGTACAGCCATGAAATCAGAAGCCAAAGCCGATATGGAAGATCTCATCAAGCAATTGGTGAATTATGTTGATGGAAGTCAGCCGTTAACCTTTGTAATTGGCTAAGATCTGTGCTATAATCAGCACATGGCTGATTTAATGATTGATATTGAAACGGTAGGCACAGGCCCGGATGCCTGTATTCTAACCATTGCTGCCCAGACATTCGACCCACTGGGCACAGGCTATCACAAGCAACAATTCTATGCTCGAATTGACCCAGACAGTCAACCTGGCCGCAACATCGAACAGGGCACAATTGAGTGGTGGGCTACTCAACCGCCCGAAGCACAAGAAGAAGCATTTGGTGCAGACAATCGAATTCCACTGGACACAGCTCTAGAAGAACTAGGTCGACTGATTTGGAAATCAAAATCAATCTGGGCCAATGGTCCAACTTTTGACATGAACATCTTGGAACATGCTTACAAGAGTCATGGTCGTCCTCTGCCTTGGCAATACTATCGAGTAAGAGATGCCCGAACTGTATATGCACTATATCCTGGATTGGGCAAGCCTGCTGCTAGTCATCACGCATTGGAAGATTGCCGACGGCAAATTGACTTGCTGCAAGCCACTCTAAAATATCTAAACGTAAAGGAATTGGTATGATCATCGGAATCTGCGGATTCATTGGTGCAGGTAAAGATACTGCTGCTGATTATTTGGTAAATTTTCATGAATTTCGTCGTGATTCATTTGCTGCCACACTCAAAGATGCAGTGGCTGCTGTGTTCGGGTGGGATCGTGAGCTGCTGGAAGGACGCACAAAATCAGCACGAGAATGGCGTGAGCAACAGGACGATTGGTGGACTAATCGATTAGGTATGCCAATAACTCCACGATGGATGTTGCAACACTGGGGCACAGAAGTAGGCAGAAATGCATTTCACACTGAAATTTGGATTGCCAGTTTGGAAAATAAACTGCGTAAAAGTTCAGACAACATCGTGATTTCAGATTGCAGATTCTACAATGAAGTAGCAGCAATCAAAAATCAAGGCGGGCGGGTGATCTGGGTCCAACGTGGAATGATCCCGCACTGGTATGACATAGCAGCCAAGGCCAATCACGGTGAAGAATCAGCACGTCGTTGGTTGGATGCAGAAGGCATTCACGCTAGCGAATACTCTTGGGCAGGCACTGAATTTGATCATACGATATGTAACGATAGCACAGTGGACAGCCTTTATCAACAGCTCAACGA